CCACGGAGCGGGTCAGGCTGCACACTCACCACCATCGCCAGCCGGGCAGACCAGCCTAAGGCGGTCGAGGCGTAGAGCCCGCCGGCGTTGGGGTAGGTCCACCGGATGACGTCGCCGGGGCAGAGATCCCACACGTCGAGGCCGACGACGTCGCACGAGATCGTCTCGCCGAGCACCCAAGCCCACACCTTCAGCCGGGCCAGCGTCGCGGCGCGCACGTCGGAGCCGTAGGCCCACAGCGACGCGCTGACGTCGTAGACCTTGAGGACCGCGGACGGGTAGGACCGGACCGGGCTGCCCGCCGCCGACGTGGCCGATGTGTCCTTGACCCCGACGTTGCCATAGGTCAGGTTCGTCCAGTCCGGGGTTGCGACGCTCAGGGTATCGGGCGCGACCTGCGCGGGGTCGATGCCGTAGCGCTGGACTCGAGCGGTCGATGCGCTCTGTGGCCGGATGTCCTGACAACACCGCAGCGTGATCAAGCCCTGCCGCACGGTCAAGAACACGCCGTAGGGTGACAGCACGCCGTTGAGCCATGCGAGGCCGTCGTCGGGGTCTGGGTCGACCACAACCTCGATCTCGCCCCCGCCTGTCATGCTGGTCAGCGCGCTGTTGGTGCTGCTCTGGATGTCAGCCACGTCGACGTGGAGGCCGTCGCGGAGGCCATAGCCCCATGTCTCCGGGAGCACGTCATAGGCGCCGTTGGAACCGGACCCGGTCGACGTCAGCACCTTGCAGACGAAGTCGGGGATGGTCCCGAAGACCAGCGGGACGTACTCAACAACGCTGCCCAGCGCGGCGTTTACAGCGGTGGTGCCGTAGGTGACCGATGCTGAGACACCGGTCAGGCGGTAGGGCCCTGACGCGCTGCCGGTGTAGCGCAGGTAGAAGGCCGCCGCGCCGGACGCGGGGGTGACCTTGACCACACCGGTCGCGCCGGTCTGTCGGGTCGCGGGGGGCTCGGCCGCGCCGATGGTCAGCGTGGTGTCTCCCACCGTGTAGCCGGCTGAGAGGGTGGTCGGCGCGCGGTACTTGGAGAAGAGCTGCGGCTCGGCCTTGAGGTCACCGCCGCCGGCCCAGCGCGCGGCGAGAGCGGCGACCACGTCCCACACCTCGAAGACCATCGTCCCCTGCGGGGTGATCTCGGTCTTGGAGATCCGGCCCTGTGCGATGGTCTGGAAGTCAGCCCAACCGTCGCCCGGAAAGCCCATGCGCAGCCGCACCACGGTCCCGCGGCCAAGGGCGCGCAGGATGGTCAGGCGCCGGCCTTCGGACGGGTCTCCGGCGATGACCACGAAGCGCCACGCGCCGGACTCGGGGACCCATTCAATCGGCTGGACCCCGTACTGCCCGAAGGTCAGGCCATCGACGGCGAGCCACGGATAGACCGTCTGCAGGCTGCCCGCGGTGATCGGCGCCGACGCGAAGAGGTCTAGGCTCTCTTCACTCTGGACGACGAAGATCGGCGCGATCACGCCCGCGGCGAGCTTCTCGCGAAAGGCAAGCGGCCACCCCATCACGTCCTCCGCTGCAGTGTGCGGGTAGGCGAGAGGTAGGTCGTGCCCCGCGGCGCGCGGCCGATGGCTTGCTCAAGCGACCGCAGAAGCGCGGACGTGTGAGCGGTGGTCGCGGTCCCGAGGCCGACACCCTGTAGGGCGGCGAGGTGCCCGGGGTGCTCGACGAGCGGCAGGCGCGCAGTGAAGTACAGCTCGCGGTCGCTGACCAGCTCAGCCACATCGCCCGGGTCGAGCGTCAAGACGGGCCAGAACCCATAGGGCCGGATCGCAATCGGGGTCTGCCGCAGGTTGCCATACACGCCGCTCTGCAGTGTCAGGATGCCCGACGACGACACCGAAGAGAAGGGGCGGTCCTCGCACGCGGACTCAGGGTTGGGCGACTGGATGAGCAGCCGATCCCCTGCGACGAGCGCCGCGGACGGCTCCCATGCGGCCATCTGCGACCCGCCGCTGGTGAAAAGGATCGACTGGCCCGCGTTGATCGGCCTGTCGCTGAAGGCCAAGATGGCCTTGGAGGGCTCAAGCGCGAAGCCCACCGCGCCGCCGCGGTTGAGATGGCCGATGAGCTGCCGATAGTCGTCGACCTCGTCCCGGGGGATCTGCGGGACTTCGATGGTGACGCGCCACCGCACCCCGTACTGGACGCGCACGGCGAGGCCGCCGGGGGTCGACGCCCCATCGGCGAGGCTCTCTTGCACCGGCTGCAGGTCGCTGGGGTACACGTCGAGCGTGTTGAGCCGGGCGCTGCCGTACCCGTACCAGTAGAAGCGCGACGCCGACATCAGGTGCCCCCGATTGCGGTTGTACCACGCCGCAGGCCGCCCGGACGGGTCATCCGGTCGAGGTCCCGAAGCGCGCGGGGCACGATGTCGGGGTGGAGGGACGCGGCCTGCAGGACCAGCGTGGGGCCGGCCTGCGCGCTCTGGCGGCTGCGCCCGGTGCGCGGGTCGGTGGGCTGCCCGGGGCGGCCTCGGGGGTCCACGACGGCCATCGCTTCGGCCTGCATGTCGCGGAGGTCACGGGCGCGGCCCTCGCTGACACGGCGCCCGCGGCCCTGATCGCCGGGGGTGAAGATGTCCCTAAACCACGCCTTGACCCGATCCCAAGTCTCGCGCCACCACTCCCGCACGCCGTCGGCGATGGACCGGGCGATGCCGCGGAAACCGCCGATGTCGCGCCACCACAGCACGATCCCGCGGACGATGGCGACGGGCAGCTCGATCAGGATCGCGACGAACATGCGGGGGACGTTGGCGATCAGCGCAGGGATCAGCTCCGTGATCAGCGTCACAACCAAGTCAGGGATGAACTTTCGGACCAGCGCGGGCAGCATCTTGAAGCCCGCGATTAGACCGTCCACGCCGTTCATCAGGCTCTTGGATGTTGCGCCCGCGCCCTGTTGCCCGAGCGCGGTGATCCCGCTGATCGCTGCACCGATGGCTGCGCCGTAGGGGCCGGCGACGGCGGCGATCTTGCCGAGAAGACCGTCCTGTCCGGCGAAGGCATCGGCAAACTTCATCGCGAGCGCCGGGATGCCTTTGGATAGGGCGCCGGTGATGTCGCCACCAAGGACTTCGCCGATGGCTCCGCCGACGCGGGCGCCGCGTTGGATCGCCTTGGCGTACTCTGCGCCAAGGGTGGTCATCAGGCTCTTGAGGTCCTTCGCCACGCCCTCCAAGCCCGCCGCGGCGCCGTTGACCAACGCGTCGGCGACCTGACCCGAGAGGTCATCGGCCCAAGCCTGCAGCCCCGGGTTGGTCGCGGCCAACCGCTGCGCGTCACTGAGAAGGAGCGTCAAGCGCGTGTAGTCGTCGAGCACGTCTTTGGGCGGCGCGATCTGGTTGATCGCCGCTTCGAGGTCGCGGGCTGACTGGATCGCTGCGGGCGGGATGAGGTCGGCGGGGACCGACAGGGCGGACTCAAGGCGTTCGCGGTCTTGGAAGGCGTCGAGGACCTTGACCAGATCGTCGTACTTGGCTTTCAACTCGGACAGGTGGCGCTTGGCTTCCTGTCGGGCCTTGTTGGCGGCCTCTTCGCGCTTCTTCTCATCGTCGAGCGCGCGCGTGTACTCTTCGGTGGACGCGATGATGCCGAGCCGCTCGGTGTAGAGCTTGCTCAGCTCATCGCGCTCCTTCTCGGCGGCGGCGAGCTTCTCTTGGGCGGTGCGCTTGGAGATCTCGGCCTCTTCGATCTGCGCCGATGTCAGCCCCCCAAGGACGCTGGTGTCCTTGAGTTTGGCGTCTGCAGCGTCGATATGGGCCTTCTGCTGCTCAATGGTCAGCGCAATGTCGCGGCGCTTGGGCTCAACCTGATCGTCAAGGGCGATGCGGGACCGCTCGGCCTGCGCGGCGTAGCGGTCGATTTCGCCGGTCAACTCCTTCAGGCCGATCTCGGCGTCCTTGTTGGACGCACGAAGGGCCGCAATGGCGAGCCGCACCGCGTCGATCTTCTCTTGCGCGGTCGCGGCGCGGTCGCCGGTCTCTTGCAGGCGCGCAGACAGTCGGCCGGTACTCTCGTCTGCGTCGGTGGTGGCGTTCTTCAGGAGGATCATGCCGGTGGTAAGCGCGGCGGCGGCGACGGCGAGCCCTGCGATGATGCCGGCGAACGGGGCGGCCTTGGCGATCAGGCCGCCAAACGAGGTCTTGAGCACCTCGGCCGCGCTCGACATGTCGCCAAGGGCGCCGGCCACGTCCGGGCCCTGCTGCGCGAGGATGACAAACGGGTTGATCCCGCCGGCCATCTGTGTCCCGATATCCGCAAGCTGGTAGCGCAGGATCTTGGCCCGGTTTGTCAGGTCACCGACAGACAGACCGGCCCGCGCCGCCGCGCGCTCCAACTCATTCATGTCCTCCGGGTCCGGCCCGGGGTCTTTCGGTGGGGCGGGCTTGGGCGGCTCCGGCTTAGGTGCCGGACTGGGTGACCCGGGCTTGCCCCCGTTCTGCTGCGACAGCTTCGCCGCCGCGCGCGCCGCCTCTTCGGACGCTTGCGCCTGCCGCTCCAAGGCCACCGCGGTGTCGGCCGCCTGCTGATCAAGCGCGTCGCCGGACTTGACCGCTGCGGCTTGCTCGCTGGCGAGCTTGTCGGCGCCCTGCGCGGCGGACGCGAACGCCTTGCTGGCCTCGTCTTTCGCCCGGAGGATGACCTCGATGATGTTGTCTGCCATCGGCGGGCTACCTCATCGAGTCGGAGAGGGCGGAGAGAAGCGCCGGGATTGGCCCGTGCTCTGCGTCGTGAGCATACCCCGCGCGGGCGCAGACGGCATCCCAGACCACGGCTTCCCAGGGGTCGGTGAGGCCGAGGACTGTGGACGGCCGCTGCCCGTAGCGACGGGCGGCGAGGTCTGTGGTCAGGGCGAGGTCCGGGTCAGCCCGCGCGAAACGAACCGACCGACTGAACCGCCTCCAGCGCCTGCTTCATGGCCTCTTGGGTGATGGCGATCTGACCGGCGGCGCTGACCGACAGGATCGACAGGCGGCCGGCGGCAGGGTCACCCTTACCCACGCCGACGATCTGACAGTCGGTCCACACGTCCGAGCCCTGCGCCCGGACACCGGTCACAGCGGCCAGCACGGCCTTCTCGCCGCCGTCCAGCATCGCCCGGATCGTGGACTCGATCACCGCGCCGGCCGGGGCGGCCTCCCCACCGGCGGACGGCTGCGACTGCGCGACCGCCGCGCCGATGACCCCGGACAGGAGCCCGGCGCGGGTGGCCTCGGCGACGGAGAAGCGTTTGACGCGCCACTCGACCGCAACCCCGTTGGAGACGTCGGGGACGGCGGCGGTGCCGGCGACGGAGAGGGCGGCGAGGGAGAAGGCGGGGGCGGCCGGGGCCTCGGGGGTCTCAGGCGTCATAGGTGGCCTCGCCGTTGGTCAGCACGATCTCGGGGTTCTCAAGGCTCTCGAACTCAAGCGAAGTGGTCAGGTCGGCGATGCCGTCGCCGATGGTCTCGGAGACCTTGCACACGCAGTCGTTGATCGTGTAGACCAGCGTCTTCGCGCCGGTGGCGGTATCGGTACAGGTGATCACGAGGTCGCTGACAGTGTCGGCCAGCTCCGACGCGCGCAGGGAGAAGCTCTCCTTGTCGATCACGATGGTCGTGCGGACCTCGCGAGGGCCGACGGAGGGCTCGGCGGGGCCGAGGGCGCCAAGTTGCGGGCGGCGGGAGAGGTTGTTGCTGAGCACCGACGAGAGGCTCTTGATCGTGCCAAGGCTGCTTCCGCCCCAAGTGACGACCACCTCATAGTGCTCAATCGGCACCGCGTCCGTCAGCGACGGCGACCCGGCAGACCCGGCGACAGCCTTGCTCTGCGCGATGAGGTCAAAGGCGAACGTGACCTCAGACCCCGGGGTCGCGGTCATCGTCATGCTGTTGACCTTGCAGCCCGCATAGACCTCGCTGCTGCCCGACGTGCCCACGATCTGCTCAATCGTGAGCGACGGCAGCGCAGCCGCGGCGGCGAAGGTGTAGGGGCCGGTCCCGCTGACGGTGCCGAGGGCAGCCCGCAGAAGCATCCCAAGCGCGCTGTAGGACCCCGGGACGGTGATCGTCCCGCCGACCTGCTGATCGACCACGAAGCGGCTCTTGACGAAGGCCGTCGACTTGTGGGCGAGGCGTCCGCGGGCGGCGCGGTTGCGCGCGGTCAAGGTCAACGACGACCCGTTGAGGTGGCACCACTTGGTGCGGCTGACGGCGGTGCCGGGGGTGGACTCGAGGCCGAGGCCGAGGCAGGAGCCAAGAGAGCGGTAGGGGACGGCCATCGTGGCCTCCTATGGGGCGGGAGAGAGGGTCAGATCGCGGGGGCGATGGCTTTGACGGTGATCACGCGCTTGTCGACGGCACCGGCAGACTGCCCCCAGCCGATGGTCAGGGTCAGCATACCGTCGACGTTGGTGGTCGGGGTGACCAGACCCCGGACGGTCGAGCCGGCGGTGTCGGTCCACACGCGCAGATCGGCGGCCGATGTCCATGCGGCGAGGGCGCCCGCGGCGGCGTCTTCGGCCTTGACGTGGCACCAATCGATGTCCTCGAAGGCCGACGACCCACGGTAGGACGCGCCGATGCCGAAGGACAAGCCCTCGAGCGGCGGGGTGATGAAGTGTCGGCGCTCGTTGACGATGGCGGTCACGGTCTGCGACGGCTCGGGGGTGAGCGACGCGGCCGACTCCGACCATGACCCGTTGTCGACCGTGATCGTTCGACCCGCAGGCATCAGGCGGGGGGACTCGGCGGACGCGGTGACGGTGTTGGCGAAAGGACCGGCCGATGGGTCAACGGCGACGGCGGTGGCGGGCGCCCAATACAGGTACACGACCTGCACAGACCCGCTGATCGCGTCGGCGTTGAGCGCCACGTCGAAGTCAAACACGCCGATCTTGCTGGCATAGATCCACGTCGCACGCTCGTGAGGGATGGCCGACCCGTTGGAATAGGCGATCATCACGTCGTAGCCGCTGCTCTGGACGGTGTTCCAGAACGCTTCGAGGTCCGGGCCGATGGACAGGCGCGCGACGACGGACGCGCCGGGGGCGATGCCCGTGGTGTCGACGGTGACGGCGACCCGGGAGGCGTACTGCGCGCCGTTGGTGGCGATGGCCCAAGACATCAGGGCACGCTCTTCCACTGCCAGACGACAGTGACGATGCAGGTGGCGAGGTTGCCGGGTAGGCCGATGTCGGCCGCGCCCGAGGGCAGGGTGAGGTCAGAGACCCGCACGTCGCGGACGATGGCCCCGAGCGTGCGGTCGGCGATCAGCGTGGTGCGGAGGTCTTGCCAGAGCGCCAAGGTCGCGGCGTCGCGGGCGTAGGGGGTGTCTGCCGCGCCCGGGGCTGACAGGCGGACCTCGAACGGCACCGCAACAGAGTCGCTCCGTAGGTTGCCGCCCGCGGTGTCGAGGTTGCCGCTCACCATGCGCCACTGCAGGCACTTCCCGCTCACCGGCGGGCTTGCCCCGACCCCGTAGATCACCGACGACGCCGACAGGCCGGGCACGGCTTGGAGCCGTGTCTGCAGGGCGGTGATGACGTCGGTGGCGGTGGTGAGGGAGTCACTCATCGGAGTGCGTCGATCTCGGTCTTGAGGTGCTTGGCGAACTGCGCGGGCATCCTGTCTGCGGCGACCTGTGCGCCGGGGCGCAGGAAGGGGCGCGCGCGGATGGTGACGCTGCGCACCAGTCTATACCACGGCTTGCCGCTTGGGCGGTGGATGAGAAGCAACGTCCCCGCCTTGCCGCGCTGGACGTAGAACAGGCCCGCACCGCTGACCAGCAGCGGGCTCGGGTAGCGGTCGACCCCGGCGCCGGTCAAGGCGGCAGGGAGGGGGATGCGGAGGTACTTGCTCTTCTTCGGGGTGATTGGCCCACGGGAGCCGTACTCCATCACCCCGGCATAGACCACATCGGCCGCGCCCTCGACCCGGCCGCCCGCGCTGATGACAGCCTCGGGCCCCTGCGGACCCTGCCGCACCTTGCCGGCGACGGACCGGCGGAGGTGGCCCGACCGCACCGGCGCGCGGCCCTTGGCCTCGCCCTCGCCGATGAGGGCCACGGCGGTCAGGGTCTTGCCGATGGCGCGCGCCACGCCGGCTTGACCGATCTGGCGCAGCTTCGCGGCGAGGGCCTCGGGGGTCATCACAGGCCCCGGACGCGGAAGGGTGCGACCATCTGCCGCACCACGTCGGGGATCGTCTCGTCGCGGAGGGAGACGGAGACCCCGGCCTCGGAGACTGAGGACTGGCCCTGTTGGCGGCGCAGGGTGAAGAGGTGCCGGGTCTGCATGGCGACGGCTTGCTCAAGGGCATCGTCGAGGGATGACCAGCCCGCGGTGATCACGAGCTTGACCGCGCCGGGTTCGGTTGACAGGGCGGTCGCGGAAGGCTTGAGCCTGACGAAGCCTGCGCGGGTGTTGAGCACGTAGGTGGCGGAGTCGACCAGCGTGTCGGCGCCGAAAGCCTCGTCGGGGTCGCTGTGCAGGGAGGTGACGGCGGTGATGTTCGCGGCGTCGGGCCAGATGATCCGGCCGTCGGCGTCGAGCGACAGGTCGGGCTCGCGGAGGGTGTAGGTCGACGATGCGAGGGTATGGATCCCCGCGTCGTTCCGGCAGACCCCGAGGTGCGCGGCGATCTGCCGGTCGGCGACGTCGATCAGGGCCTCAAGCGTGGTGTCCTCGCCGGTGCCGGTGAGGTCCGGAATCAGGGTGCGGACGCGAGCCGCGGTGATCACCGGCATCGGAGGTCTCCCATGTCGGGGTCGGTCGGTTCGGCGGGCGGGTCGTCGTCGCCGGGGGCGACCTGCGCGCCGGGCAGGGAGACCATCCGGCGGGTGAGGTACGCAGGGCCTCCCCCGGCCCGCGCTGTGGGGGCGTAGGCGCGGGGGAGGACTGCGGCGAGCGCAGGGCCGGCCAGCGGCGCCGGGGCGGCGCTGGGGGCATCCTGCGCGGGCAGAGCGGGCGCCCCGGCCGCGGCGGGGGCTGCGGTCGGGGCGGCGGGCATCAGGAGCGCAGCTCGCTGCAGAGGAACGACACGAGGCCGGACATCACAGCGCCGCTGCTCGCGTAGGTCTTCGCGACGCTCACCGACTCCAGGGGGCTGATCTCGAGGTCGGCGCCGCTGGCGGTCAGGGTGAAGCCGTAGGCGGTGCCGGCGACGAGGTTGCCCTGCGCGAGGTTGGTGGTCAGGGTCGAGATCGTGGTCCCGCCCGCGGCGATGGTCAACGTGGCGGTGTTGCTCGCGTCGGCGGTGACGGCAGTGTCGGGGACGAAGACCACGCGCTCGATCAGGAGCTTGACAGGCAGGGTGTTGACACCGTACCGCGCGATCTCGTTGGCGCCAGCCGCGGCGCTGCCGATCTTCGGGCAGTCGATCTGGTGGTAGACAGGGGCGGACATGGGAGCACCTCGAAGGGGAGAGGGGTGGGCGCACCGGCTGCCGACGGGGCGGGTGAGGCCCCGTCGGCAGGGTTGGGGTCTGTCAGCTCGCGTCGTAGCCGACGACCACGTTAACCGTGCTGGCGGAGGTCAGCGCGGCGGCGTGGTCAGGGCTCTCGAAGGCGTAGCGACCCGAGGCGACGAGGGTGGTCGTGTTGTTCAGGATGTTGGTGTCGCTCTCGAGGGTCAGGCCCTTGCGGGTGCCCAGGATGTAGCGATCCAAGTCCGCCATCACGATGCTCTGCTTGGTGTTGTTGCCGGCGGTGGCGTCATGCAGGCCGCTGGTGTTGAAGGCGCCGGTCTCCGCGCCGGTGCGGCCGAGCGGCCAGGAGCGGATCACGGGCTTGCCGCCGATGGAGAGCACCTGACCGGTCAGGATCGTCGCCGCCGGGCCGAACTTCTCCAGGCTCACGACCTCGGTGATCGTGCTGAAGCGGCTCAGGATGTTCTCGAACGACGCGAAGATCGCGACGCGGGCGGGGTTCTGGCCCACGCCGCCGCTCATCTTGGCGTGCATGCCCTGGATCTTGGCGAAGGTGTAGGTGCTCGCCAGATCGGACTTCGCGGTCGAGCCGATGTCGAAGGCCCGCGCCCGCAGGCCCAGGAAGGCCCGACGGTGGTCGAGGCTGCCGCCGACGTTGCCGCCGCCGCTCGGGGCGGTGACCGGGAAGACACCCTCGGGGGCCCACGCGGCGAGGCTGTCCTGATGGGTGGTGGTGGTATCGCCGTTGAGGATCGCGTCGAAGAGGGCGAGGGCAGCGCCCTCGGCCATCTGCGCGCGCAGCTCAGGCAGGAAGGTGATGATCGCGTCGGCGTCGGCGTTGCGGTCGAACTGGACCGCGCAGGCCATGTCCTTGACGTTGTAGCTCAGGGCGCTGGTACCCATCGCGGAGAGCAGGAAGTCAGCGGCGGCGCTGGAGGACGCGGCGCCCTGCAGGAAGGGCCGGGGCCGGGCGGTGCCGAGCGGCGACTTCATGTTGCGGTCGGTGATGTTCTTCTGCACGAAGAGACCGACGGGGCTGTCCATGATCGCGGCGGCGGCGACGCGCAGCATCTCTGGCGCGAGGACCTCGCCGGGGATGAGGTCGCCGCCGTTGCCGGCGCCGATGCCGAACACGCGCTTGATCACGCTGTCGCGGTCGGGCGCGAGACCGAGGCGGTACACGCGGTCAGCGATGCGGGCGACGATCTCGGGGTTGTGCTCCTGGTAGGTGCGGAGCAGCTCGCCCCGGCTCATCGTGCCGGTGTTCTTGCCCTTGCAGGCCAGCCGGACGAGGCCAGCTTCCCACAGGTTCTTGATCTCGAGGTGGCCGTCGCCGAAGGTGCGGGACGAGGTCAGGAGGCCGTCGCTGACCTCGGTGTGGTTCTGCCCGCCGACGTTGTAGGACCGGCTGACGGGGAACAGCGCCAGCTCCTCGCCCTTGCCGAACTCGCGAGCGATGCTCGCCGAGGGGCCGTCCATCGTCACGGTCTGCGCGGACTGCAGGGCCTTGAGCTTGTTGATCTCGACGTCGAGCGCGTTGATCTCAGCGCTGCGGCGCTCGATCTCGAGCTTCTGGGCGTTGATGTCGGACTGCATGCCGGAAGCGGCGCGGGTGATGCCCTCGCCGATGAGCTGGGCGACCTTCGCCTCAAGCCCGGGGATTTCTGCGGCCATCGTGGCCTCCTTTGGGTGGGATGACCGGGAGGGCCGCCCGGCGCGGGTAGAGATCAGGAGACGGAGACGGGGAACTGTGCGGCGAAGGCCCGCTCCAGTGCGTCGAGGTCAAAGTCGGGGCCGTCGTCGGGCGGCGTGGCGCTCTTGGTCTCGGCGGCCGGCGCGGGGTCGGCGGCGCGCTCTTGCAGCGTGGCCTCGGGGTGCATCGGCACGCCGACGATGCTGCACTCCAGCAGATTGTTCTCACTGAAGACGTAGCCGCGAGCGGCGTAGAGCGGGTGGTCGGTCGGGTACTTGCTGCGCTCGGTCACCTTGCCGGGCACGAAGCCGACAGAGGCGGCCCGCAGCGTCTTTTCGTCGAGCATGGCGCGGATGGTGCGGCCCTCTTCGCTGGCATCGGTGGGGATGAAGTCGCCGCGGAGCACGCTGCCCTCGACGCGCACGCGCTCCCAGCGGCCGACCGGGAGACCCCAGGACCGGTGATTGAAGAACGCGACCGGGTTCTGCATGAACCGCGCGAGGTTCCACGTCTGCTCGACCACGTCGTCGGCGCCGTCCGGGGTGCCGACGCTCATCACGAAGGGGAACCGGCCGGGTTCGCGCTTAGGGGCCTCTTCGTCCTCGGGGTCGACTTCCATACCGAGCAGCGCCCGATAGACCCGCGCCGGCTCGGTCTCGCCGGGCATGAGCGCGCCGGCAGCCTTGCGGCCCGCGTAGTCGCGGGTCACGGCCTCGGGCGTGGCACAGACGGGGGCGACGATGATCGGTGCGGTCATGGGGTCAGTCCTCGATCACGGGGCGGGTGCTACACCTGCAGTTGATGTCCTGCCGGGCGATGCCAAACCCGCCGGGGGCTGGCGCCTGCGCGCCCACGTCTTCGCCGGATGGTATCACAAACAGGCCACCGGGTGCAACTTTTTGACCGTGGCAGCGGCGGTGCGACCGGTCGGGCTCCAAGACCCTCGGCGCGCGCAGCCATTCGATCTGGACGTCGACGCCCATGTTGGCGGCGTCGTTGTAGGCGAGCAGGCTGCCGGCGTTCAGGGCGCGGGCGGACTCGGTGCGGGCGATGGTGAGGGCGCGGGCGGGGCTGAACGCTTGGGAGGATCGGATGCGCTCTTGGATCTGCGAGATGCTCTCACCGGCTTGGATGCCCTCGAAGACCTCTTTCTCGATCTGCCGCTTGGTGGTCTCGGTGACGCGGGTGACCTGTTCGGCCAACAGGCCCTTGGTGGGGCTCAGCGTCGGGTCGTAGGTGATGCCGCCGAGCCAATCGCGGAAGATGCCCCAGCCGACACGCACCACGGCTTCGACCACACCGGCGACCTGCTCGGCGAGGACGATGGCCTCGGATGCGATCTCGAAGAGACCGATCACGTCCTCAACGATGAGCGCCCGACGGACCGGCGCGGCGCGGGGGTCAAGGGGTAGCATCCGGGACTGCACACCCCGGGCGGCGTCCAGGGCGGTCAGGCGGGCGATGACGCGGTCCCGCTGCCGGGTGAGGGCAGACGACCACACCCTGGCCATGACGGCCTCAGACGACCGCAGGGCGCCGCGGAAGAGGCGCTGCGCTTGGGCGCGGGTCGGGCTCTTGGATCGGCGGGCGGCGCGAGTGACGATGCCACGGCGCAGGCGGAGGGCGCGGCGCTTCGGGGCCTTGATCTTGTCGCGCCGGACGCGGGCCCAATCGCGGCCTGCATCGCCACCCCATAGGAGCCACGCGATCCACCCCGCGGACGGGTCGGTCTCGGACTCCCAGCCGGGGGCCTGCGCGTCAACGGCGTGGCGCGCGAAGTAGCTGTGCATCCGCAGGATCGTGGACTCGCTGAGCGTGACCCGGTTCTGCAAGTCACGGGCGCGGGCGACGCCGACGGCGGTGCCACCCCGGCCGAACTCGGCGCGCAGCCGTAGGCCCTTGCGCGCCGCGGCGGCCATCGCTCGGGTCGGGCGGCGCTCGGCTTCGGTGAGCTTGGGCACTACTCCTCCCCCGTGGAGGCGGCGAGGTCATCGCGGACCGATGCGATCTGCGCGAGGGCCTCGGCCTTAGCCTCGTCGGTGGCGTCGGGGTCGCTGAGGACGGCGAGCGCGTCGTCGAGGTCGGCGGCCATGCCTTGGGCGTCTTCGAGCGCGTCGGAGACGTCGGGGAGGTCCTCGGGGTCGTCGTCCTCTTCGACCATGACCGGCGCGGGCGCCGGGGCGGCGCCGGGTGCGGGCGGCGCCTGCGCTGCCGGCGGTGCGGCGAAAGCGTCCTCGGGGACGTCATCCCATCCCTCGTACACGTAGGCCGCACGGGCGGACATGCCGTTGGCGATGTGTTTGGCGATGCGCTCAAGGACGCGGTCTTGGGTGACCTGCAGGGCTGGAACGCCGCTGAAATCGTGCGCGACGGTGAAACCCTCGCCGTCGATCCGGCGGACAAGGGCGGTCAGCGCGTCATCGAAGGGGGCGACCCTCCCGATCAACTGTTGCCAATAGGCCGTCATCTGCGCGTCGGAGGTTGCCCATGTGTTCGCGCCGTCGATCCCGAGCCGGACCGGTGGCACGCCCAAGGCCATCGTCACGATGCTGCGGACCCAAGAGCGTTGCTGCGGGCCTTCCATGTCTTTCGGGGACCACCCCAAGATGCGGAGGTCGCCGCCCGGGTCGCCGAGGACCGCGACGCCGCCGGCCTCGGCCGCAAACAGGCGCTTGATCTCGTGCTGGATGCGGTCGACCACCGGCTTTGCCCAGCCGCCTGCGCCACCGGCGCCCGTGGGGTCGGGGCGGTAGATCGCGGCGGGGCGGCCGGACGCGGCGCTCTTGGCGCTGCTCTTGGCGAGGGCCTCGTCAGCGACCAGATCGCTGTGCAGCACACGGGTCGCGCCGACGCCGCTGAGGATGTCGGGGCCGTCTTCGTAGCTCATGGTCAGCACGGCGAGCACGGCTTCGGGGCCGTACTGCGCCACCCGGTCCATCCCGACCTCGAAGCCGATTGCGGTGCCGTCGGGGCCGGGCACGGGGCGCACGCGGGCGGGGTGGGCCCAGCGGACGCCGATGGGCTCGCGGCGGCCGATGTTGGACCACTGGAGCACGTTGACGGTGCGGCCGACCAAGAGGACGTCCCGCATCACCAACTGGCGCCACAAGCGCGGGCTGTGGCCGGTGTTGCCAAGCAGGCGGTGGAGCCAATGGCCCGGGATCGGCTCGCCCTTGGGGTTGCGGACCACGATGGGCAGGCTGGCGAGGTCCTCGGTGATCGCGTTGGTCGCGGCGAAGACGACGGGGTGAAGGTAGCCGCTGAGCGCCACGGTTGGGCTGTAGCGGCTTTCGACCGGGGCCGCGGCGGCGAAGTCGCCCCCGGCGTCGAAGGTGGTCGGGCGCTCCACCGGTGCCGTGAGCCCCAAGGCCCGCGCCACGGCGGCGAGGGCGCGACCGGTGCGCGTGGACGTGGTGACGGCGAGGGCGGTGGGGTCGGGCTGCATACCCGCAGCATAGCCCGGCGCTGTTGTCAAGGTCAACGGGGTGCCTCGGCCTCTTCGGGCTCGGGTTCGGGGCGCAGGCGCCGCAGGGCGTGGCAGAGGTAGCGCAGCGCGTCGTGGGCGTGGTCGTCACCCTCGGTCTCGAGGCGGTCGACGTGGTCCGGCCTTGTCTTTCCGCGCCACGTCAGGCGCTGCGTCTCGCGGATCAGGTTGGTGCATGCGTCATGGATGACGAGGCCGGGCGTGCCCCACTTCGGGCGGATCGCCATGCGGGAGAAGAGGCTGTCGAAGCTGGCGCGGCGGTCCTTGATCGCGCTCTCGGTGGGCAGGCTGTAGAGATCGGCCAGCGTGTTGCGTTCGGCCTTGGCCTCGGGGTCGGCCCAACGGCTGCCGCGCTCGACGGCATCGGCGGTCAGGCCGGTGCCGCGGCAGGTGGCACACCCGGTGCCGGTCCAGTGCCGGCCGAGCCACGCCTGCCAAGCGTCGGACGTGACGTCCTGCGGCTGGCAGTCCGGGCAGCCCTCGACGCGCCAGATCGCGGCGGCGTGCTCATGGGTGTGGAGGTTCGCGGCGTAGTGCTCGCGGTGGACGTGCAGCACGTCGTTTCGGTCGTCGTAGGCGGCCCAGAGGTGCGCGAAGGGGGCGCGGGTGCCGAAGTCGATGCTGCCGAAGCGGCGCCATTCTGCGGGCGGTGCGAAGGCGGGGATGACGTAGGGGGCGCCGTTGTGGAAGTCGGGGTGGACAGAGCCTTCCAAGGCCACGATCTCGCCGCGGAGGCGGGCGCGCTTGATGGCTTCGGGCTGCGCGGCCCACTTTGACAAGACCACTTCGCGCGAGACGTAAGGGTTATCCACGGCATGGAGGAAGTCCACGAAGAGGCGGGGCGGCTTAGGTGTGCCCTTCTCCATGTGGGCGAGACGCTCTTGAAGGAACGGAGTCCAGCCCGACAGCGCCGTCATGCTGTTGAAGACCGCGCCGTCTTGGTCGGTGGTGCGGGCCAAGATCGACTGATAGCCGACCGGGCTCGGGATCTCTTCGTCGACCCACGCGAAGCCGATGGCTGCGCCTTCAAAGGGGTTCTTGGCGTTCTCGGCCGATCCTGACTGTGCGGCGGCCTTGCATATGATGCGCCCGCCTTGGGGTAGCCTGACCTCGGCCTCGCCCTGTGGGTTCTCCCAGCCTCTCCGCCTTGACCCGGCGGGCAGGTACAGGTCGAGCTTGGGGCGCTGGATCTGCAGGGACATCCCGAACGTCTGCGACACGGCCCAAGTCAGGCACGGCCCGCGCTGCAGGCGGGCGAGAGACAGGCTGTTGCCGAGGGCCCACGCTTGCACGTCGGGGTGGTCGGCGCCCTGCGCGAAGGCCACGGCGAGCTGCGCGCCAGCCTCGGTCTTGCCGGTTCTGTTGCCGCCCAGCGCGAAAGCCTCGTCGTAGTCGCCCAAGAGCAGGTCTTGCACAAGGCCAAGCTGCGACGTGGCCACGCGCTCGACGCCGCATCGGGGGCAGACGTGGAGCCCACCACGGCCGGGTAGCCGGGTCATGGGCCAGCCCCGGCGGCCTTTGGGGGGTGTGCGGGCTGCGGGGTCGGGGTGCGGGCAGGTGTCGCACTCCGGCGACCACAGGCGCGCGTAGGCTAAGGGGTGCGCGGCGCGGTGGCGATCGAGGACCTCGAGCTGCTTGTGCAGGTCGAGGATCGCGGCGGTCAGCGCGCGCGGCGGGAGCATACCCCGGGCGGCGCAGTCGTGGACGGCGGCGTCCAGCTCGGCGAGGATGGCGGCCGGGTCGGTCACGCGCCGTCCGGGTCGGCCTCGGGGTCGGCGGGCGCGTCGGCGGGGTCGGCGGGGTCGGCGGGGCCCCCACCCTGCGGCACCGGGGGCAGGCCGGACAGG